CCAAAGCAGAATGGGACGAGAACAAAGAGAAAGTTTATCTGGAACAGATGCGAGACCTCTACAAGAAACAAAAGAAAAACGATGAAGCCAACGATAAAGTAGAAGTAAATGGGATAAAGGTTTCAAGAAAACTACTTAATAGAGAATCCAAGACAGGTTGTCCTGTTTGTGGTGCCTTCTCGCATTCCACCCGTGATGACGTATCGCTAGTAAAGTTTGGCTGCTGTTACAAGTGTTATATCAAATGGGTCGAAGGAAGAGAAGAAAGATGGCAACAAGGATGGCGACCAAATGAAAGCTGAAGAGTTAAGGGAACTAATCAGAGAAGTTCTTAAAGAACAAGAAGAAGAGACCCAGGCTGACGATAAGAAAGCAACCAAACTAAAGACTGGCTCTATGTCCGGTTCTCAACGACTAAAAAAGTCAAGAGAAAGAATTACCGGCACCTCCGATGAATTCACTGCGCAAGAGCAAAAGATTGTAGATCAGCTTGAAAAGTTCATTGCTGATCTTGCAGCCAAAGAAGGCGTAGACCTTCTGCAACATAGAGCTTTCTTAGAGAGGGCTATGAAACTGATACAACAAAGAATGGTAAAATAAAAACCAACTATTTATTTCAAAGGAATACTACAATGGCTACAGTTTACGAAATCGTCCAGGGCTTATCACAAGCCGCAGCAAACGCCTACGACGGCGCAATAACCGAAGATGGCGAGCCCATCAAGGCAGGTCTAAAGAGAGAAGAGGGAGACCCACTCATCGATAAGCGAGTGATGGATGGCTTCAATGTCAAGTTCCATGGTAACATGATGCGTCTTTCTTACATGTCTGAGGTCACCCTCAAAGAAGTTTATGCTAACGGTTTCGAGTCTGATGTCGAATCACAGATGGCTGAGATTGTAAAGTTCCTTAAGAAAGAAGCTCGTAAGATTACCGGCTCTACTGTTAAACTCACCAAAGAGGGCGAGATTGACATTCGTGTTGAGAACTCTTCAAGAGTCCGTTCTTGGGTTACAGCCGTCATGGAATACAAAGTTGGTGGTATGGAAGAAGCTGCTATTGTTGGAGAGGCAACTGAAGACAAGCTTGCTGCTGGATGGGAAAAGTTTATGAAGCAAGGTGGTCTTGGTACTCGCCCTCCCAACGACAAGAGACCAAAGAACTCTGGCAAGAAATCATAAGTAAGATGAATGCCAAGATTAACGAAAAAGCAAATACTCAAAGAAGTCGTTAAGTGCGGTAAAGACCCTTCCTACTTCCTCAAAAACTATGCCCGCATCTCTCACCCGATGCACGGGCTTATGTTGTTTAAGACATATGATTATCAGGATGTCCTCCTAAACGACTTCAACGACTACCGATTTAATGTTATTAACAAGGGTCGCCAGCTAGGCATCTCAACGATTACGGCTGGCTACATTGTTTGGATGATGCTGTTTCATCGGGACAAAGCCATACTTGTTATGGCAACTAAGTTCGATACAGCAGGTAACTTGGTTCGCAAAGTCAAAAACATAATGAAGAACCTTCCTGACTGGATCAGGATTGCAAACATTACAACCGACAACCGCACGTCCTTTGAGTTGTCCAACGGCTCTACAATCAAGGCTGCCTCCACCTCCGGCGATGCCGGTCGTTCTGAGGCATTATCATTGCTTGTTCTTGACGAGGCTGCACACATTGAGGGTCTAGATGACCTTTGGACTGGTCTATACCCAACACTATCAACCGGTGGTCGTTGTATTGCGATCTCTACGCCAAACGGTGTCGGTAACTGGTTCCACAAAACGTGCGTTGGTGCCGAGAGCAATGAAAATAATTTTAACCTTACAACGCTTATGTGGGATGTCCACCCAGACAGAGACGAAGAATGGTTTAAGAAAGAAACCAAGAACATGTCCAAGCGACAAATTGCCCAGGAGTTGGAATGCAACTTCAATACTTCTGGTGAGACTGTCATAGACCCTTCGGGTATTGACTGGATGCTCTCGCTTGTAAAGGAGCCAAAGCATAGGACTGGCTTTGACAGAAACTTTTGGATTTGGGAAGAGCACGATCCAAGCTGCAACTATCTTATTTCAGCCGATGTCGCAAGAGGTGATGGCGCCGATAGCTCTACATTCCACATTCTAAAACTAGAAACAATGGAGATCATCGGAGAATACCAAGGCAAGCCAACACCCGATCTATATGCTAATATGCTTAATCAAGTCGGGCGAGAATTTGGCAATGCTATGATGGTAGTCGAAAACAACTCGATTGGTTATACGGTTATAGACAAGCTTATAGAATACGCTTATCCAAACCTTTACTATTCCATCAAGTCTACGCACGAATATATTGATCAACACATGGGTGAACACAAGAGCAATGCTATCGCTGGCTTCTCCACCACAACCAAGACCAGACCCCTCATTGTTGCCAAGTTAGAAGAGTTTATAAGAAACAAACTAATTAGGACATATTCTTCACGTTTAACGAATGAATTTAGAACATTCATTTGGAACAACGGGAAGCCACAAGCAATGCGAGGATATAACGACGACTTGGTGATGGCTCTCGCTATCTGCTGCTGGGTCAGAGACACAGCACTACAGACAAACGCAAGAGACTTAAATTACCAAAAGGCATTCGTTGACGCTATCATGACTTCTAGAACAACCTTGAATACCCAGATAAACGGACAAATTGGCTACACAGGAGAAGATCAAACTAGTAAAATGAACGAAGCAAGAAATCTATATTCCCAGTATATGTGGATAATAAAGTGAGAAATTAAATGGCACAAAGAAACCCAAAGCAAGGCAAGAACCCAGCGAACAGAGACTCCCAATTATTTCGGGCTCTTACTCGATTGTTCTCTGGTCCTATTATCAGCTACCGATCAGAGTCGGGACGAAAGATACGCAGACAGCATCTTGATAAGTATTCTAGTAGATTCAAGTCTGCGTCAGGACAGCAATTCAAAAAGCAGTCTTATAACCCACTCGATACAATTGCAGCAAATGCAATCGCAAATCAACAACGCGCCGAGCGATACATTGACTTTGAACAAATGGAATACATGCCCGAGTTGGCTTCCGCATTAGACATCTACGCAGATGAAATGACAACATTCTCAACACTATCGCCAATGCTTAACATTAAGTGCCGCAACGATGAAATCAAAGCTGTTCTAAATATTCTATACCACAATGTCATGAATGTGGAGCACAACCTTTTCGGGTGGTGCCGCACGATGTGCAAATATGGTGACTTTATACTATATCTTGACATCGATGATGAAGTCGGTATCCAATCAACAATCGCGATACCACTTCGCGAAGTTGAGAGATTAGAAGGGTTGGACGCTACAAACCCAAATTACGTTCAATACCAGTGGAACTCCGCAGGTATGACATTTGAGAACTGGCAGGTTGCCCACTTCCGCATTCTTGGTAACGATAAATATTCTCCATACGGAACCTCTGTTATGGAGCCAGCCCGTCGTATTTGGCGACAGCTTACCCTGATGGAAGACGCGATGATGGCTTACCGCATTGTTCGTTCGTCCGAGAGAAAAGTATTCAAGATTGATGTTGGGGCTATTCCACCACAAGAAGTCGAACAATACATGCAGAAGATTGTCACCCAGTTAAAGCGACATACAATTGTAGACAAAGATACCGGACGTATCGACCTCCGCTATAACCCACTCTCAATCGAGGAAGATTATTACATTCCAGTTCGTGCTGGGTCGGTTACTGACATCCAAAATCTTGGTGCTGGACAGAACACAACAGCGATTGATGACATCAAGTATCTTCGCGATAAAATGTTCTCTGCTATCAAGGTCCCACAAGCATATCTCACAATGGGTGAGGGAGCACAAGAAGATAAGACCACACTCGCGACAAAAGACATACGCTTTGCTCGCACCATTCAGCGCCTTCAGCGCTCTGTAATCCATGAGCTAGAAAAGGTTGGTATTATTCATCTTTATACGCTCGGATACAGAGGAGAGGATCTTATAAACTTCAAGCTTTCTCTCAACAACCCAAGCAAGATTGCTGAGCTACAGGAACTTGAACACTGGAAGACAAAGTTTGATATTGCTGCATCTGCCACTGAGGGTTACTTCTCTCGTCGTTGGGTTGCCGACAATATCTTTGGCATGTCTCACGAAGAGTTCCTTCGCAACCAACGCGAAATGTTCTACGATCGCAAGCATGACACCACACTTGAAGCAGTGGCAGAAGCCGCCGCTGGTGGTGGCGGTGGTGAAGCAGGTGGTGGTGGACTAGACCTTGGTGACGAAGGTGGAGGCGAACTTGATCTTGGAGGAGACGAAGGCGGTGGTGATCTTGACCTTGGAGGAGATGAGGGTGGTGGCGAAGAAGAAAGCGCCCTTCTGGCAGAACCTCCTGGCTCTCGTGATTCACCACGACTCGCAAAGTCTCTCGGCAAGCGATCGAGAACAGGCAAGAAGTATTTAACCAAGGGCTCCAAAGGGAAGGCTTACCAAAAGGTAGCAACCGACAAGAGACCATCTGGCGCAAGAACTCGTAATTATTCGAGCATCCCAACACCTGAGATGAACACCTACAGGTCCAACAACCTGGGCGCTTCTGAACTAAGATCATTATCTAGGGGCATTTATGAAGAGCAAGACCCTAATTACTTGCGAGACCAACAAGAAGAGCAGTCTCTCCTTGAAGTAAACAGTTCAGTAAAAATGCTTATTGAGAACTTAGAAGCAAAGACTACGGAGAACAAAGATGAGAAATAAACACAATAAGAAGCGCAACACTGCTTTTGTTTTCGAGGCATTGTCTCGCGAGGCTACCGTTGCCATTATCAAAGGCGATCAACAAAGAAAAGAAAAAGTTGTCTCCATAGTTCGCAAACATTTTACAGGCGATTCGCTTCTAAAAAAAGACTTGGAGTGCTATCGTTCTCTTTATGAAAATCAAGAACTAGACGAAACCACTAGTAAAAAAATTGTAGAGGCTGTGATGGCTGCCAAACGTCTCATCGACCCCGATGGATTGTTCAAACAACAAACAGAAGTCATCAAGGACATCAACAAAGAACTGAGTCCAGCAACTTTCAACAACTTTGTTCCAAGCTACAAGTCCTTGGCTACCATTGCTAAGATGTTCAACACCAATTCACCTAAGCAATCAGTGATGTTAGAAGCAAAGATAGTCGAGGGTATGGTCGGAGGAGTAGAGTCTACAAATCTTGAGCCAATGGACAGCCTTACATTTAAGACTTTCACCAAGAAGTTTAATGAAAAGTATGGCGACTCATTGCTGCAAGAACAGAAGGATCTCCTCAATCACTATATCTCATCCTTCTCTCACGATGATCTTGAAACCAAGATATACCTCAACAGAGAACTTGGCAGACTAAAGCAGTCGTTGTCTGAGGCAATCAAAACTGAAGAGATTTCGAACGATCCAGATATGGTGCGCAAGACAAGCGCTGTGAAAGAAAGACTTGAGAGCCTTTCAGATCAAACGCGCTTAAATGAATCTACCCTGATAACAATTATGAGAACGCAGGAGTTAGTAAAGGAAATCTACGACGATGCCAGTAACAGTTAGAATAATCCCAATACCGGAGCCGGTCAAGATTACAATCAAGCCCAAGGCTCCCCCTCCTACAGTAACGCTAGAGCTTGACATTCGCAAGTCGCTTAGCGGAGATCTTATGATCTTTGACCACGGTGACATTGATATTGTGCTTTCTGGTAGAGATAAGAAGGTCACTGCTTTCCCAAAGCAGACCATGACTGACTTTACTTACGGCGCACAAAATAGACTATTCGCTCACCTTGCTCGCAAAGGCATCATTATGCCAGAGTCAATTCAGGGTGCCTCTTACTACGGCGCAATGGAAGCGCAGCTACAGGAAGCGGCAGATGGCAAACTAAACGCTGCGAAGTTCGCCCTTGTCAGCATTGAAAAATTCATCACCGAAGAGAGACCATACTTTGAAAAGGTCGAGGCTGATATCGCTGGCTTTGAAGATGATTACACAAACCCAGATAAGACTGACTCTACAGAGCTTGGCGAAGTGCCACAGCGTGATGAGCAGGGTTCTATCCGCAAGGGCTACGGTAGAGATTCTTACACCATGTCTTACATGTATACAATCTAGGAGTCTACTATGTCAGATAAAATGAAAGTTATAATGGAGCACTGGGGCAGGTTTGTTGTAGAAGAAAAAGTAGATAAAGAACAATTAGCCGATGTCATTACTAGATTGAAAGATATAGAAGATGCCGAAATTACAGCAGGCGATTTAAAATTTCTTATTAACATGTTAGGTAAAGATATAGCTAGTGGCAATAAAGTAGGAAAAGAAATCATAGATGCCGCCGCAGATGCAGGAATTGGATTGGCAGCCGATGCAGCGGGTATTGGGATTCTTACATCTGGTGCAAAACTTGTTGCCAATGTTGCAAAGCGTGCAAAAATTAAAGTACAAAGCAATGCTGATGTTATGGCATCTTTAATGTTTGTAGATGATACGGCTGCTGCGCAGAATCCTGTTTTAAATATTTTAAATATAAATGATGCGTATGAGGGCAGTATCAACCCTTTGTTAAATGGACCATTTGTGAACTTTGCATTTGAAGATTTGGGAGACAAGAGTGATGATGAAAAGCTGCCAAAAGATTACGGCACTATATTGATGAAGAGATTTTTAGAAGAAGAACGATCTTTAAAAACTGAACCAACGAGATAAAACAAATGGAACTTATATTATTCGTCTTAATAGCCTACGGACTAACACAAATTTTAGTCTATAGCGACATGCCCGTAATAAAAAAACTAAGACCTCATAAGGAATCCTATAGGGGCTACGGCAAGGTTTTTCACTGCCCCATGTGTATGGGCTTTCACGTCGGCTGGTTTTTGGTCATACTTTCTCCTTGGACCGAACTATTTACGTTTGATGCGACCCTGGTAAATGCTTTTATGCTTGGTTGTCTCTCGTCTGCAACATCTTATGTTCTAAACATGGTGTTTTCAGATGAAGGAATCATGATAAAGCATAATTACCAAAAAGACAATTTTTTCATAGAGGAAGAATAAATGAAAATTACAAAGAATAGATTGAAAGAAATCATTAAAGAAGAGATCGAAAACGTAAAAGAAGGACCACAGCGTGCTTTTTGTGTCGGCTATGAAAAAGATGGTGAAACAAAGCACCAGACTGTTCATGCTGATGCTGCTGGGATTGCTGAGAGAAAGATCAAGAGAGAACACGATGTTCGTGATAAAGCAATTAAGAGTACCAGAGAAGGAAAGTGTAAAGGACATGCATAATTATCTTATTGGCAAGTGGGGCTTGCAGCCCGTCCGTCGTTGCTGCAAAGGCTCTTAGCTCGCGCGGGTGGCGCCCGCATAAAGGAATACAAATGAAAATTACTAAAAACAGATTAAAACAAATTATCAATGAGGAACTTGAAGCAACTTTGCTTGAAGGAGCTATCTCTGATCCAAAGCAGCAGAAAGAAAGGGCTAAAAAGTTTTACCAACAAATTGAGCGCCTTTTATACAATTATGGTCAAGAATTTCGTTCTCCAAATCAAATTGCAGATGCAATTATATACGCTGCTTCCAAAAAAGGTGTCAAGGAACTTGGTGAGCCCGGAACGCCTTCTAAAGAAAACAAATTTGATGGCACTCGCGGAGCAGCGACAGCGTTAAACGATTTCATGGAAAAACAAGATCCAAAACTAGTTCTTGCTTCCTTATATAAAGCGTTTATACACACTAAGACAAAGAAGCAAGACATAGTTCAATATGGAAAAGATCGCTCTAAGAGAGAATATGATGCCGCTTTCAAGTTTCAAAGAGCAGGCGGAAAATTTAAAGACTTAAATAAACCTAAGCGCCGTAAGTTTTTGACACGTTCGACTGAGCTTGTAAATGAAGACGAAGCTTCTGAGATCAAAGCAGAAAGAATCGTTAATTTTATCAAAGACCACGGCAATATACACGCAGA